ATATACGGCGACAGACGAGAAATACGATCAGCTTCTTTCGGGTTGGTGCCAAGGTAATACGCTAAATCTGGCCCAACTTCCGACGCTTGGATTGTCTCAGCCATTACGGTCGTAATTGGCAAGCTTGGGTTGTATGCGACTTGTTCAAAGTCCTCATACTTGCTCCGAGCTTCCTCTTCACGATCGTGGTAAGCCTCCAACGCTTCCATGCGTGCGCGGTCAGCTTCACGTTTAGCCAGAAGTTCTTCAGCCTTTTGAGCAGCCAATGCTTCGGCATACTGATCAACAGACTCAAAATTCTCTAGCGCGGGAGCTGGCGCGGGAGCGGCAGTTTCCTGCTGTCTCCGAGCTTGTTCTCTTTCCCACTTACGCTGTTCTCTTGCAAGCCGTTTGCCAATCGCAGCATCCAACTCTTCTTGTGTGAAGGTCTTGGCTGGTTTTGGCTCTTCAGTTTCCGGCGCTATTGCTTCGGGTTCCGGTACTGCCGTCGGTTCCGGTTCCGGCGCGGGCACTGCCGCTAGTTCGTTTTGCACTTCGTCAGACATTGTCGATTCCTAAAGAATCCCAGGTGTGCCGCACCTGTGCGGTATTTCCGTTTACTCGTAAATAACTGTTGCGTTGACTGTACCACTGATTACCACGTATATGCCATTTTTAGCATACGCTCCGTCCAGCGGCAACAGGTACGACGTTGCGGCAGCAGGCGTGAAGGTGCCTAAAATGATGTCGGTGGTGGTGGCAGCAGCCGAATCGTAGACCGTAATGGTTGGGGTGCTGGAGGCTGCGCTGACAAAAATACCCTTCAGCTTGCCAGCCATCGGTTTAATGTTGGCCGTAGCCGTGATGTAGGTGTAATTTGCCATGGTTTACCTCAAGCAAGAAATCTCAGTTTGTACAAAGTGGATAGATACAGCCCGACAATTTCGTCGATGATGTTCTGCAGCGGGGTGTCCGACTTGTCGACCACCTTGTAGCGCATGGACTCAATTTCTTCAAGTTGATCCTGCAAGAACTCGACGATGTTGCCGGGCTTTTTGGTGGACTGCAGCGAAATAGCGCCAATCAGCCCGTGCCGGCCTTGGTAGGCTTCAGCAAACTTGTCTGCTAGGTCAACGATCTCGTCGTAGAACGTGTTCAAAGCCACATGTTTGGCGTAGCTGCGGGTGTTCAGATGCACGGAATGGGCGACATCCCGGCCTAAAAACAACAACCCTACAAAGTTTGCGCACGTCATACCATTGGCTCCTGGGGCGGCATTTCCGCCATTTCAGGTGAAATCATACCCATTTCTGGGGGCATTTGTTGCATTTCCGGCGGCATTTCTTGCACCGGCATCTCGCCCGGCAGCTCCAGCCCACCCTCGCTCATCGCCAAGTCGCCTGCGGACATAACGTCGCGCAGCGTCTGCATGACGACGTCTTGCACCTGATCTGGCGTCATAGCGCCAGACACGGCAGACAGCCGCTGCGTCTCGGCTTGGTACGCCTTGATCTCGGCCTCGAAGTTCTTGCGCTCCAGATCCTGCATCTCGATCGACTTGCCGACGTTTTGCAGCATCTGCTGAAGCTGATCCATCTCTTGCGACATGGCTTCGATCTGCTGTTTGGCCATCTGCATCTCGGGGCTGTCGTCCGAACCATCGCCCAGCACTTTCGGGTCGATGACGCGAGCAAACCGCTCGGCCATCTCCTGCGCGCCTGGCCAGTCCATGTTTTTGATGAACAGGTCGCCAGCCACCTGCCAGAGCTGCGGGTTGGACTGCAGGATCATGCCCATCGCATCCAATGCCTCCTGACGCTTAGTCATGTAGGACGGGCCGGTGGTCACCACGACGTCGTACTTACCGACGCCGGGGTTGTAAATTTTGTCGATCTCGACGTTGTTCTGATCCACAATCTTTTTGACCGGCATCGGCTGGGTCGGATCGAGCTTGACCATGTCAGTGTCGCCATCCACACCAATGATGCGGGCGACCCGCTGGGTATCGTAAATCTTGGGGATCAAGTCAACAATCTGACGGGTGACATGCCGGATAGCCCGTGCCAGATTGTCCACGTAATGATAAGTGCCAGTGTCAGACTGACGCTCGCGCGCCATAATTGCCTTGCCCGAACGCTCATTGGATGTCGCTCCCAGACTGGTGTCGTACTGCCCTGTGGTCGACTTGATGTCGTCCGACGCGCCCATCTTGGCCTGAATCAGGCCAGTCTGCGGCAGCGGTGGGGCAGCACGTTGCGGCAGCGGCAGGACAGCGCCCGAGCCGTCGGTGACATCCGGGTTGACCTCCAGATACGGCCAGTTCTGCGTGTTGGCCGTCTTCCACTGCGTCTCGTAGCCTTCGAACTGGCCACCATAGCCAATGAACGGCGCTTTGGGCGCCAGAGCCAGCATCTCGGCCTCTTGGCTCGTCCAGTAGTTGTACATGCGCTGGGCGTCCTTGGCGTTTCTCACCAGACCCGACACGTACAGCTTGCCGTCGACTTCAAACTCGTTACCAATGACACGCACGACCGGAATCCACTTGCCGATCCAGTCGCGCTCCTCCAGCATCTCGTAGCCGTTGGTCTTGCACCACTTGACCCGCTTGGCGTGTACCTGACGCGTGCGCAGCGGCTTGATGCCCATCTGCTTCATCTGTTTGGCCTCGGGCGAGCCTTCAAAAGCGGTCATGTTGCCGGGGTATAGGTTCAGCGTCGCGTTGTCGTAGTCAACGTAGTAATACTCGGCGATGCGCACTGTATCCTGATTGATCCAGACCGAGATCGATTGGTCGCCCACACCTTGGGCCTGCAGGCTTGATATGGGGCTTGCGTCCGGGAACATGCGCTCGTACTCGGCGCGCTGCAGGTCTTCGGTAATGAAGCACCACTTGGCATCCGCACCACACGGGTCTTGAATGGTCGGATCCATGTAGACCGAGAACGAGTTGCGCACACGCGCGATCTTGATGTCTTGGTCGAACGTGTCGTCGTCGCAGTATTCCGTCAGGATGCGGATGTAACCTTCGCCGTAGGCAACCTGGTTTTCGCAGGCGGTGTCGTAGGCGACGTCGGCATCCGAGATGTACTCGATGTGCCGCACCATGCCGTTGTAGATCTCGGCGACTTCCGGGTCGGCGTTGTCGTCAGCAGGAATAACTTTGCCGCTTGGACGGTTTTGTCTTTGGTCATTGGTGACTTGGCGGACGTGCTGCGGCAGCTTGTTGATCGTCAGGGTAGGCCGCGCGTTGATCGTCTGGCCTTGCACTGCACCACGGGTCGCCAGAACGTCTGCGGGCCACTGCCAGTGGTTGTCGGGCGAGCCTGCATAAAAGCGCAGGTCGTCCAGTTCATCTTCCCGGCTTTCAGACAGTGCAGAAATGGCCATCTGCATGCGTTTTCGCATGGTCGACAGCACATCTTGAGTGCTTGTGCTGATGTCGTCCGGCGGCGGATTACCGCCCACATCGGCGACTTTTGCTGCCTTATTTATGCCGGTATAGTCCATTTATTTCGTCTTCGGTTGCGGGCGCGCGGCGTAATCGCGCAAATCCTGCTCCATAATTTGGTGCAGACGCTGTTCAGCAGCCAATGCTTCTTTAACTGTTGGATAAGTCGGGAATTTTATGCCGGATTTTATGGCAAAACGCATGGCTTGGGGAATATCTCTGACCTGCCCGTGCCAGTAGGTCGGCAAAATCATGTGGCCGTCATCGGCGCCTACAACCGACCCTTTGAACGTCGTTACCGACCCATCCGGGTTCTTCATCCCCCGGCCTTGCCACAAGTTAGACCTGTGGTAGTCAATAACCGCTTGTTCTTCGGGCGAGAGATCCATTTATTTCATCTTTTTCGCTGGTTTTGCCGCTGCGCGCTTGGTTGCGTACGCGATGGCCACGGCCTGTTTGACCGGTTTGCCAGATTTTACCTCGGCGCGAATGTTTTGCTTGAACGCTTTTTCCGATTTTGACTTAATCAGCGGCATTTACTTCCCCTTTTTGGCCGTTTTTGCTGACTGTTTGAAGTCTTTGTTGGTTGGCGCGCCCGGCGAGCCGGGTTTGCGCATCTTTTCGCCCGATCCGGCCTTGATGCGCTCGCGTTTTGCGTGAATGTTTGCGTAGAGTCCTGGTTTGGTGGCCATAATTAGCACTTCCATCGTCTAAGTGAGGCTTTCGCCCGTTCAGCGTCGCCTTTAGCGTTCTTGACGACCCCTTCCATGCGGGCGCAGAACGACTTTTTGCGCCCTTCATCCGCTTTCGTCTTCGGGCTGGGTGCTGGTGCCTTCAGGTTCGAGCCGGTTGCAGCGTTATACTTCGCCCGCCCCTTGGCGGTTAGCCCCGCGCCTTTGCTGGCCGGCAGCTTCTCGCCCCGGCCCACGCTTAACGACACACTTTTCTTCGTTGCCATCACGCCCCCATCCAGCCAGTTGCGGCTGCTACGCGCGGTGAGTACCCCTCACTGCGCCTTGTCGCGCGCTCGTACCCCGACTCACGGCTGGCCACCGGGAACGCGAACGTCACCGCCAGCGCGTCAGCTGCGTCCGGCGACGCGAGCCCCCGCGACTTCATCTCTTTCTTGCCTTCCAGATAGATCGTCCCCGACGAGTCGGGCTTTTTCATCGGGCCAGTCAGGTCGGCCTTTAGCTGCCGGTCGTTGGGGATGCTGGCGGTCTTCAGCCAGTCCTTCATCGCGCCCCACATCTCAGCGCGTTTGTTGCCCCACATGACGGGCTTGCTCGACTTCCATCCGAAGTTCACTCCCCGCACCTTGTAACGCTGTTCTTTTAGCCTGTCAAGTACCCCGTAGCCCAGACCGCCCTCGTCGATCACGGTCAGTGCCGGGCGGTACTCTTCGATCGCGTCAATCACCCGGCCAACGGTCGTCATGGTGTCCTCGCCGTGGTACCGCTTGATCGCTATCAGGTCGCGTCCTTGTCTGACGACGATGACGGTTGCGTCCGCGCCGCCGCGAGCTGGGTCAACGCCGATAACAACTGGCGCCGTCTCGTCCTTGTAGCGTGGCCGACCGGCGGCATCGTCGACAGCAGACGCACCAATAAACTGATCTTCGCCAGCCGATGGGAATTCACCGTAGACCTCAACCCGAGCCTGTGGCGAATCCTCGCCATATTCCGCAATGATCTGCTCATATATCTGCTTGTCCGTGTCCTCGACCGTGCGCGAGTCGATGTTCTCCGTGTGCCAGAACGCCCGCTTGGCGTTGAAGCACTCATAAAAGTACCCTGAGTTACGCCGGGGGTTAGAGAACGCAAACCAGTACCGGTCAAGGATCGGTTCGGTGAAGAAGCCCGCACCGACCGACCAGATGGCGTCCGGGATACCGCTGGCCTCATCAAAGATCAGCATCATGCCGTCGTGGTTGTGCACACCCGCGTAGCTGTCGGGGTTCTCTTCCGACCAGAGCTTGCCTTCTGCCGCCCAGTAGCGCGTACCTTTCTTCAGGTCGCGCTCAACCAACTCCGTGATCCATTTGGCGGGCACCAGCTTGGTCGCGCTGATCTCCCACCAGTGGCTGTTGATGACCATCGCCTGCCACTTGGTCAGCTCACCCCATGTCACGGATCTGAGCTGCGCTTCCGAGTTGGCGCTGACGATCACTGAGCTGCCGATGCGGGTGGACAGCATCCACAAGACAAGCCAGCTGACCAGCGCGGACTTACCGATGCCTCGACCGGACGCGACCGCAGTGCGCAGCGCGTCCATGTCCAGCTGCCCCCGGTTGTTCTTGATGTGCGTCGCAATCCGACGCAGGATCTTGCGCTGCCAGGTGCGCGGGCCTTTGAACTTGGCCAGCGGTGTATTTTGTTGCCCCCACGGAAACGCAAACAACACGAACGCCTCGGGGTCGTCCGCGATCGTCGGCGCCCACAGGCGGCTCATTAAGAGCTGCTCGCCCTCGGCGTCATAGATCGGCTGTTGCGCCATTCGTCACTTTGGTGGGTAGATGTTGGGGTTGCTGCTCGGTGATCAGACCATCGATAACGCGCTCTTGTGCCTGCTGCAGCGCCTGCGTGATGCTGATCTTGTTGGTGATGTCGACACTGATCTCCTGACGCGCTGTCCAGCCGTGGCTGTGCTGCAGGATTGCGAGCGCGGCCTTGCTGTCGCCTGCCCGGGCAGCCTCGCGCAGGTGGCTGCTTGCCTCCATTTCGCTATCCGCACGGCCTTTCATCACGGCCATCTCGGCTGCCGGGTCAAGCTCGCACAGCTGCCTGAACTCGGTGGGCAGCATACCAGCCGCCAACGCCAGCGAGTCGCCCTTTAAGCCCAGAGCCGCTGCATCATAGATCGCCTGAAGACGCGCCTCAGTCGCCTCTACCTTGCGCGGTGCGAACGGGATGGATTTGAACATGCTCGGATATTAGCAAATTATGTTTTGCTGTGTGCGTTTAGATTTAAAAAATAAAAAATTTTGTGCAGACCCTCCGTGACCGCGACCGGTCGGCCGCCGGCCCCCCACCCCCCCGGCCTCGAGTTAGTAAGCACTTACTAACATGTAAGTAAGTACTTACTAACCGTCTGGTGAGTGAGTGCTTACTAACTTAAGCGGCCGTGCTTGCATACATGTTAATTGTCATTATGTTACGCACGTCATGCACGTCATCTTTTTGGCGTTTTGCTTTTGCGTTTTGCGTTTGCGTGAAACATGTTTCACGGGCCCTTTTTTGCGCGGCCGGTCAACCTGGAAAGTGTTAGCAAAAGGGAATCAAAACTGTGGATAACTTTTGTTGTTGTCAAAATAGTATGCACGTCATGCACGTCATGAACGTCATGGGTTTGAAGTCGCGCCAGCGTTTGTGCATGCGCGGCCTACAATACAGACTGTATCCTATAGGATACACATTTTGAAAATTTTAAAGTCTGACAAATAACTGCCACAATTGCCTACAAATAGCCAAAAGCCGCAGCCAGTCTGGTTTTGAGCGCACGTCATTTCACCCGTTTTTCATGACGTGCACAATGACGTGAATGACGTGCAAAACTTATCAGATAAGCAGCGAAAATAAATGCAAAATAATGTTTGACACTGTAAAGAATTGTTGTATACTTTGCTTGTAGCAAACGAATCTTTTACAGCCCAACTGCCTATTTTTTAAGCAACCGGAGAAAATCATGAGTTTGATCAGCGAAAAGTTATACCAGCAAGCCGCGAAAAAAGCCGCTGCCGCGAAGAAAAACGCGACGCATGTGGTTGACGGTAAAAAATACAATCTGGAGTTCGACGCACGCGGATGGTTCTATTGCGTCACTGATGAAAACGGCGAATGGATCGTTAACATCAATTCGAAACAAGCCGCCGAAGCAAAACGATTCTTAACAAAATGGCTTACCAACTAACCCGGAGAACTGACCATGAAAAATTACGGCTTCGAAATACTCTCCGCGCTCTATTGCGCAATCATGCTGGCGACAGCAATCCTGATGATGGCGGTTTGATATGAAGCCCACA